GGGGCGACCCAAAAAAGAAAGGCCGCCGCTCGACGTGGAGGGAATTCCCGACGCGAGCTTCGAGCAGACGATCGAGAAGCACGAGCGCCTGGTCGTGCTCGCCCGCGAGAAGTATGAGCGGATGCTGCGTGCCGGCGATGCCGAGGCTGGCCGCTATCAAGTGACCTATAACCAGAGCCTGAAGCAGGCGGTTGCTTTGCGCGAAGAGCAGGAACGTCGCTCGGTGTTCGCCCGCCAGCACATCGACGCAACCGAAGCGCGCGAGGCGATGCTCCGTCTGGCTGGCCTGATCGTCGAACGGCTGGACGCGCTAGGCTCGGAGTGCGGTGAGAACTGCAACCCCAAGGACCCGGTGAAAGCCATCGGTGTCCTGACGGAGTGGGCACGTGAAGCCCGCGAGAAGATTGCCCGGGTGGCCGGAGTGCTGGAGGAACCGAAGCCGTGAACGCCGACGAGCTCTTCGAGGAAGGGCTGGCCGTGGTCAGGCCGTCGGCCTTGAGCGACCCAGTCGCTTACCTGAAGGAGAACGTGAAGAAGATTCCGGCGGGCGTGTTCGATGGCGGCTACAATCCGAAGCGGTGGCCTTGGATCGGTGAGGCCGTCCGCATCTTCAACGCGCCGACGACGTCGCGCTTGTTCATGCCCTGGGCCATCGGCTGCGGGAAGACCCTGACGCTGAAACTCTGCGCGACTTACCTGATGGCTAACCGCCGCGCGTCGATGGCCATCTTCCTCGACTCGCAGGACAAGGCGAAGGCGTTCACGCTTAACGAGCTGCGCCCGCTGTTCGACCAGGTGTCCGACATCCGAAGCCAGATGTCCGGGGACGACAACGACAAGTCTGGCACGTTGCGGTTCGCGGATGGGTCGCTGATTCACAACCGCTCAGCCTCGACGGAGAAGCACCTGCAGTCGTTGCACGTGCGCTACGTGTTCGGCTCGGAAATCTGGCAGTGGCCGAACGGCGCTCTGGCGATGAGCATGAGCCGCATGAAGGCGGCGGCGTTCGCGTCGAAGGCGATCTACGAGAGTCAGCCCGGGGACATCGAGGGACAGGGTGCGGAGTTCTGGAAGTTCTACCTGATGACCGACCAGCGTGAATGGATGTTCGTCTGCCCCTCATGCAACCACCGCCAGCCCTGGCTGTGGGACTACATCAGATTCCCCGAAGGCGCTAAGATGGTGGACGGCTGGGACCTTGAGGCCGTGCAACAGGGCACGACCTACGAGTGCTCGAAGTGCCGTCACCGTATGGAGGACAACGACGAGGTCCGCACGATCTGCAACGAGGTCGAGCGCGGCGCCGGGTTCGAGGCCACGACCAAGGCTGAGAAGGCCGGCTACGTCGGTCTGCACGTCAACGCTCTCGCGTCCACGAGCTGGGGGTCCTTGGCCGTGGACATGATAAAAGCGAAGCAGGTGGCAGACTTGGTCGGGGACCAGACCCCGCGTATGCTGTTCAAGAACCAGTATTTGGCTCTGCCCTGGAGTGATGACGGCACGGGAAGCATGGTCGTCTCGACTGAGTCCTCGGACTACGCCATGGCCGACCCTTGGGAAGCGGTCTGCTACATCAGCCCGCGCGGCCAGATCGTGGACAAGGACGACGCTCCCGAAGGCTCGGTCAAGTTCATCAGCCTGACCATCGACTGCCAGATGGACCACTTCTGGGTGGTCGTGCGTCAGTGGGCACGAACGGGCCACAGCCGGCTGGTCTACTTCGGCAAGGTCCTGAGCACGGACGGCCTAGGCGATTGGTCCGGCCTCGACGCCCTGGCGGTGAAGCACGGCGTCCACCCTCAGCTCGTCATGGTGGACTCTGGCGGCGCCGACACCACGACGCAGACGGTCTACAAGCAGTGCGCCACCCGTGGCTGGTATTGCTCGAAGGGCTCGGGTCAGGAATACTTCAACGTCAAGACGAAGGCCGGGGACACCGTCCGCCGGTTCTACAACACCCCGACCGCCATCCACGTCCCTGGCATCCGCACCCCCACGGCGCTGGTGGTCTGGTCCAATCTGTCAGGCAAGGACCTGTTCCATGGGATGCGCTCGCGTAAGGTGTTCACGTTCGCCCGGGATGCCGACCCCGGGTATGTGGAGCAGCTGAACTCGGAGGTCCGCATAAAGGAAGCGGGCAAGGCCATGTGGCGACTACGCAAGGGAGTCCGCGACAACCACGCTTTCGACTGTGAGCTTCTCGGGATGCTGATCGCGGCCCGCTGGGGCCTGCTCGGTCGGGACGAGCCGCAAACCTTACCCGCCCCGCAATAAGTATATGCTCGGCATCTACGTAGGCGTATCAGAGGACGTGCTGCTGCAATACAAGCAGGAAGCACTAGGGCAGCTCGGATTGGCTGTCACCTCATACTCTGACTCCGGCACGAGTGTGAACAAACAGTTTGGGATGCCTCCCGAACGCCGCCTGCAGGAGATTAACTACGCTTTGTCCCGTATCGACCCGAAGAAGTATGGCGGTGCTCATACCTCCGTGCAGAAGAACTGGGATATGCGGGTTGACCTCTGATGCGAAAGAAGACCACGCCCAAGACCAAGACCGAGAAGAAGGGGCCGTCCGCCTCGTATTCTCAGTTCGCCAGCACGACCGACTCGGGTGCTCGGCGTATGCTGTTTATCGGTGCGGTCACCGACCAGCGCAAGGAAGTCACGTCCGGCACGCGCCTGACGATGGTCGGCACGTCCCGCTGGGCCGTCCGCAACAGCCCGATCTACAAGCAGTGCATCGACGAGGCCGTGCTGGTCTCCATCGGTGACGGCCTTGTGGCTCAGTCCAACGCCCGCGACCCCGCTGTGGCCGTTGCCCACCAGAACTATTTCCGCGACTGGTCCACCCGTTGCGACCTGACCGGACGCTACAACCTGGGGCAACTGCAGGCCATGTGGATGTCCGGGGCTTTGGTCGATGGCGACTCGTTCGGCATCCTAACGAACGACCCGAAGACCGGCATCCCGAAGGTGCAAATCCTCGAGAGTCATCGAGTGGGAACTCCCTCCGACAAGTTCGACACCAGCAACGTGGACGGGGCTTACCTCGGCACGTATGGCGAGATCACGGGCTGGAACGTTTACACTGACGGCGACAAGAAGGACCGCTACGTGCCGGCGCAGTCCATGCTCCAGGTCATGGAGTTCGAGCGCCCGTCTGCGGTGCGCGGTTATCCTGTGCTACAGTCTAGCCTCAACTCGGTGAGGGATCACCTGGAGGTCTTCTCCCTCGAGGTTCGAGCAGCCCGCGACTCGGCGGACCATACTTTAATCCTCAAGAAGCAGGGCGGGGTGCTTCAAGACGACCCTGCCTCCAAGTTCTCCGGCGACTACAATTCCTGCGAGAAGATGGCCAGCCAGATGGGCGGCAAGATGCTGGTGGTCGATACCAACGAGGACCTCTCTCAGCTGACCCAGACCCGCCCCTCTCAAGCGTGGATCGGGATGATGACCGCCATCGAGCGCGACATCGTCCGCCTGCTCCCCTACGAATACCAGGTCACGCCCGGAGCCCTCGGCGGTTCCTCGGTCCGCCTAGTCGCTGGCCGCGTGTCACGATGGGCTGGCAAGTGGCAGAGCATTATCATCGACAGCCTCGACAGGGTCTACGACTACGTCATCGCTGACGCCATCGCCAAGGGCAAGTTGCCCGACGACCCGGACTTCAACCGCAAGTCTTGGATCACGCCCCGCGACATCACCGTGGACGCTGGCCGCGAAGCCTCTCAAGACCGTGCCGACCTGCAGATGGGTCTGACCACGGCGCAAGCCATCCTCGGCAAGAAGGGCATGACCTACGACGAGGTGCTCGAGCAGCGCGCCGTCGAGATGGAGAAGCTCGTGCAGAAGTCCAAGGAGCGGAACCTCCCGCTGTGGATGCTTTATCAGTCGGCCTTCAACTGGCTGCAGCAGGGTCAGGCTTCGAGCCAGACGCCTGACGCGGTCGCCGACAACCTCGACCTCCCTCCCCCTCCCGAACCCTCTAATCCATGAAGTGCTTAATCAACGGACTGTCCGGGCGCGAGCCCTTGCTCTGCGACCCTATCAAGGCCGCGAACCACATGAAGTATGCCGAGAAATACGGCGTCGTGGACAGCGTGCTGGATATGTTCTTCAACCCTGTCGCTAAGCCCTACGTCACGCAGGGCGGCACGGCGGTCATCAGTCTGCAGGGTTTCCTAGGCGTCGGCCTGACCAAGTTTGAGAAGATGACCGGGGCCATGGACATGACCGAAATCGGCGAGGCCATCGACGAGATGCTCGCCAACCCTGCGGTCCAGCGCATCGCCTTCGAGATTGATTCCCCTGGTGGGACTGTCGTCGGCACGCCCGAACTCGCCGACAAGATTGCCAGCATCCCGCTGCCGACCATGTCCTACGCCAAGAAGCTTATGGCCTCTGGGGCTTACTACACCGGCTCACAGGCCGACTACGTCATCGCATCGCCCTCCGCTATGGTAGGCTCCATCGGCGTGATCGCCGTGGACGAGTCCTACGACGAGGCGTTCAAGAACATGGGCCTCAAGGTCGAGGTGTTCCGTGCGGGCAAATACAAGGCCCCGAACATCGCCGGCGAAGGCTACACCGAAGAGATGCGCGCGCTCGAGCAGAAGTCCATCGAGGCCATGCACGAAGAGTTCAAGCAGACGGTCCTCCGCAAGCGCTCGCTCGCCAGCCGCGAAGACATGGAAGGCCAAGTGTTCTCTGGCCGGGAAGCCGCCGCCAAGAACCTCATCACGGGTCTGGCCACGTCCTTCGCCGAGGCTCTCGCCGCTTTCGAGCAGGCCGCTTAACCTTACCCCCTACGCAATAGTATATGACCATCGAAGAACGCTTCAAGGCCGCC